CGCTGTTGATGACGGCGTTCATGACGATCACATCGTCCAGACCCAACAGGCTGGCCAGCAGGTCCGTACCGAAATTGCCCGTCTGCGTGTACTTGATCTTATCCATGAAGTCCGGATGGTCAGCCAACGAGCGCCAGACCTTGGCACCCATAGATAGCACGTTGGGCCGGAACCCGGTCTTGCTCTCGACATGGTACATCTCGCCGCGCAGATCTTCGATCGGCGTGGACGCGACATCGTTCCACTGCCGGAACCCGGACGCCGTGGATGCCGGTGCCGCTGCGCCGGTCATGTCACCCGTCGAGCTCGCACCCGTCCAGACGGACGTGGTGAAGAACTCATCGATGAACTGCTTCTCGGCCGCCAGTTCGATCTGGTCCGTGATGAACTCGGCCGCCTCGGAGTCCAGGTCAAACTGCGGATCGGCATTGCCGCGGTCGGGGTCCGTGATATCGTGCGCGAGCGCCCAACGATCACAGAGGTAGCTCCCGGTCGATACCCGGTAACCGCCAACCGTGGCCTCCGCACCCGGCGCGCGACGTTCGGCCTGCGACCGCTGCAGGTCGGCCTGCGTGTAGGTGTAGTACTTGTCGGCGTTCTTCATGACGCCGATCGACTGGAAAATGCGGCGTGCGTTGTACTTGCCCGCGTTCGCCTGCGCCCAGCCGATTGAGATGTTGGTCAGCGGTGTGCTGACGTGCAGATCGGTATAGGTCGGATTCGGCATCTCAGTCTCCTGTCAGTCTCTCGAATCGTGATGGACGCATCTTCTTCGTTTACGGAGTTGGTGTGATCGAACCGATGGCCAGCAGCACCGGCAGCAGACCAGTGCTGTCAGTCGCCAGTGGGGCAAGGGCGATCCCGATGCATGGCAGTCCGGCCGCCGTGGACAGGATACCCTGCCCGACTGAGGACGAAACGATGTACTTGCCCTCTATGATGGCCGTCGCCATCTCGCTGGACGCGCCTGCCTGCACCTTGGCCACCCCCGACACCTGGACCGCACCAAAGGATGCGGCCGTGGAGTTGTCCAGCCAAATGCCCAACAAAGCCCCGCCGAGCGTTGCGGTCAGTGCCACGCCTCCGGCCACCACCGTGGTCGAGGCCGCGACGGCGCGGTACTGGTACGATGACATATCGCCCGTGCTCTTTCGGGTGATCGTCAGCCCTGGAATCTCGTTTGCCATCTTCTCACCTCTGTGGTGGTACTGTGACGATCATTCAGCGCGACTTCGCCCGCTGTTCCCGCTCCTCACGCTCTACCTCGACCCGCAGGTCCGGATTCTGCTTGTAGACCCGAGCCGCTGCCTGTTCTGCCGTCAACGTCGGATCGGCCTGCTTGGTCGTGGCGACCAGTGCGGCAACCTTGGTGACCGCATCGCCCGGGTCGCCGCCCTTGCCGACCTCAGCGAACAGAGCCCCGGTACGGTGTGCCTCGTTGGCCGCAGCCAATACGCGCTCGACCTCGACCATTTCATCGGCCGAAAGTGCATCAGCGATCTTGCACAGGACCGGACCGAACGTGTCCGCCTCAATCGGCAAGTGCGACATCGTCCTGACCTTCTCGATGTAGACAGCCTGGCGCTTCTCGACCTCGAGCTTCTGGACACGGGTTTCCGCCTCAACGGCCCGCTTCTCCATGTCCTCGACGCGCTTGGCCAGCTCGGCCTGCGCCTTCTCGACGTCCTCGACGGCCTGCGTGTCCTTGATGGGTTCCGGCATGGGTGTTACCTCCAGGATCTCAGTGTCGCCTGTCTCAACTTCGTGAACCACCTGCTCGACTTCCGCAGCCGCCCAGCCCAACCGCTTGCCGATTGCGGTCAGTAGCGCACGGATACCCGACACCTCATCAACGTCCGGTGCCCGCTTGTGGATCAGTACCTCGGCGTCCGGGTTATCGCCCTTATCGACCAACGCCACCCGGTCTATCCGCCTGATACGCAGCCGCCGCTTCTCAGCCATTTATCACCTTTAGGTCACGTCGATCCACGAACAATTCTTGATCTGGATTGTCGATATCTACGACCCAGACTCTAGGGCGCGGATCACTGTCCAACCCAATGATCCGAAACCTGCCGCTTCGCCCCGATACGGTTACCGTAGCACCTTCTCGAAATTCTCCATCTGGCCTGCGCGGTGCTCGACTCGTGATGCCGCGCACCCCATTCGGTCCTATGTCCTCCGTGTAACTGCCGCCGCCACCGCCCTCGGCCGACCAGCGCCCGCCAGTTGGCTCGCCGGCCGGGTCACGCGGCTGGTTCGGGTTGTACTTCTTGCCGACAACCTCCCGCTCACCCGTGCCCTGGATACTGAACATGGTCAACTCGCCGGCCTTGACCTTGGCCCAGGTGTCCGCGTTCTCGACCTTGAACCCGACCCACCAGCCGGTCGGCACGGCGTCGGGCGCAATGCCCATCTTCCGCAGCTTGTCAGGGGTGAACGTCATGGACTCGACCAGGCGGGCAGCGACATCAGTGGCGTGCATCTCGTCGCCTTCTCGGCTGTTCAGCACATAGTCATACGCGGCGTCCTCTAGACCGTCGAACTCGTCCACAAAGTCGCCGCTATGATCGACTACCTGCTCGCCCGATGCCCGCTTTGCGATATAGGCCCAGCCAAAAACAAGATGCTGGTCCTCATCGAGCTTTCGGATGTCACCGCGCCCCAGGATATCAGCCATGCCGGGAAATTGGCCATGGTGTGGATAACAGCGCAACCTATATAACGGTAAACTGTTATACCGATGTGGAGGGCGCGGTCAGCACGAAATGGGTGATCCGGATACCTGGCCGGCCATTGCCCGGCACCTTCTCGGCCACATGGCGCAGGTGGACGTCGACCGTGTTGATGCTGATGCCCAACTCGGCCGCAATGCGCTTCCGGCCCAGCCCCGCCGCCAGCCGGCAGGCAATCTCCCACTCCCGGTCGGTCAGGTCCGGGCGGGTACTGCTGGGCACGAGCTCGTTCATTCAAGATCGGCCGGATTCAGGGTCATGGTGCAGCGGCATTGCGGGTGAATGGGTGGGAACTCGATCAGCGCGTTATTGGCGGGCGACTCGAACAGCTCGCCAAACGCCCGGACCTGGCCGTCCATGGGCTTGCAGATCGGGCAGGTGCGCTCGTCCCGCGCCGTGAGCCACTGCCGGCGGATATGGTCAGGCAGGATACCCTGCTGCCGCATCTCGTCCCAGGTCGCCTGTACCCCGGCATTGGCCGCAGCCACTGTTTCCGTCCGGGCGATGACTTCCGCCCGCTGCTGGATGGCTCGGTCGCGCATGGCACGGACCAGCTTATTGATCCGGGCCGGGTCCATGCCCTTGGTCTTGAGTGCCGCCCGATAGTTCATGATGGCAATGGCCTGGCGCTCGGTCACACCGGCCACGTCCATCAGGATATCAGCTATCAGGTCGGCCTGCTCGCGGACAGCCAACCCCTCGGCCAGTGCCCGCACGATCACGGCGCGGATAGCCTGCTGCGTCTCGAGCGTGATACGGGTAATCAGCCGGGCCGCTATCCGGGCCGCCATGCGGACGGCGGCCGGGTTCCAGAGCCGCAAGCGGCCCGTCAACGTGATGGGTGTCGCCTTCTGGACCGGGACGCCCAGCGCGCTCGCCGCCTGACGGGCTGACCGGCGCATGGTCCGCTCGAAGATGTCCGTGACCTGGCCCATCCGCCACTCGAATACGGGCCAGTTGAACGCGGCCAGCAGGACACTTACATCGCCACGTAGCGCCAGCACCCGCAGCCGGTCACGGTCCAGCCCGACGCGCAGCCCGGCCACTGCCAGCCGCACCTGTCGCCTGATGTCCGGCTCAGCGGCCAGAGCCGCCCGGTCAATCTCAGCGGCCAGGTCCATGATCAGCGCGGCGGCAACAGATCACCCTCAACATCGCCCACGCCGTCAGTTATGTAGAATGGCGCGGTGCCAGTTGACAGCATTTCCGCGATATAGGCCAGCTCCGGGTCAGTGGCCAGTTCTTCGATGATCCGGTGGGCCAGGTCGGTGTCCGCTTCGCCGGCCTCGAGGAACTGTTTCAGGCCCGGATAGCCCGCATTGCGGATATCCTCCATGCCGCGATTTGATGCGAAATCACCGACCCACTCGCCAGCAGCGTCCTCCATCCAGAAGCTCATCGTAGAATCCTTCCGCGCAAGTGCTTCAATGGTATCTGCTCCATCCCGCCCAGCCGGAACGCGCCCACGCCCTGCTTGTAGTAATAGACCAGCCGGCCGTTGCGCGTGTCGACCACAATGGTATGCAGTTTGACGCCGTGCTTCTTCCCGTATGCCTCTTTGCGACGGCGTGAAGCCGGATGGACCGTGATCTTGTCGTTGTTGTTGTCCATGATCGCCTTCACCTCGACGCCATGACCCGGCATCAACACATCCAGCGGCTTGTTATCCTCTGTTTCGTCGCCGCCGATCGCCAGGGCAACATCGCGCTGGTGGGCCAGTGCCAGCCTCTGCTTTTCGAGTGTCGACGGCTTGTGTGTCCGCACGGCCAGCTCCGTCCTGGTTTCGCCGTCATCCGTCCACTCGCCGCTTGGGTCGCCAGACCCGGCAGGTACACGGGGCTGGTCCGGGTTGTACTTCTTGTCCACCGGCTTGCCCGGCTTGCCCGGCTGTCCGGGCTTGCCCGGCTTGTCCGGCGGCTGGCCGGCCGCTCGGTTGGCGGCCTCCAGCCCTTGCAGTTCGAGTTCGGTGCGCTGCAGGTCGTACTCGCGCTCCTGTTCGAGCCGTTCCTGCCGGTCCTCGGGTACGGGCGGCAGGTTGGCCAGTCGGCGCAAGTGGTTCTCCAGGTCATCGTCCGGGAACAGTGGCGCACCGGCACCACTCAGCTTCTCGATCAGCGACGTGACCTCGTCCAGCGGGATGTTCTCGATGTCGCCGTGCCGGAGCATCGGCATATTCTCGGTGGACCAGCCGTTCATGGCCCAGAGCCGGGGCAGCAGATGCCGGTTCAGCACGTCGCTGATCCCGTCCAGCAGTGCGCCCAGCCCGGCGCTGAACAGGTTCGTTTTGCTCGATGCCAGTGCAAAGCTGCCGACCGCTTCATGGCCGATCAGGATAACATCGGCCAGGATCGTCATGGCGATACGGCGGTCATACCGCTCGATGACGGGCGACAGGTCCACGTTCTTGACACTCGCGCCACCACCCACGGCCAGCAGCTCAAGCTTGAGCAGCCGTTCCTTGGTGTCCGGGTCGAATACGGATGGCAGGATCACGCCGCCCTGCTCGTCCGTCCGCAGGTTACGCACGATCTTTTTCGCTTCCGTGAGCAACGCCTGGTCGGACGAACTGGCGTCGCTCATGTGCCAGTGGGCCGGTGTATACATGATGGGCAGGCCGGCCAGGTTCCGCTCCGTGCCGATCGCCTCTATCTCGGCAATCCGCTTTTTCCGCATATAGCTGATGTATGCGTTCCGCAGCAGCGGCGTGCCCTCCGGGTTGCCCTTCCGGGTCCGGACACGGAACAGCAGCAGCTTCTCGATCGGGAGCATGGTGGGCCGGTAACTGGGTGGGGCGATCTGTTCCAACGACTGGACGCCGCCCTGGTCATCGAATACCCACCGATTGATTGTGTCCGGGTGGCGGATGGCCAGCTTCCGTATCCCGACCAGCCCGTCCGAATAGCGGCTGGCCTTGCCGGGTGCCCGGTTCGGGCCTTGCCGCATCTTATAGACGATCTCGAACGGCGCGAACCCATAGGCTGGACAGGTCATCCACTCGCTGATGAAGTCAGACCAGGAATGGCTCATGTCCG